ACCTGATGCTGAAGCACTCGGTGCAGGTCTTAACCAGTACTACAGACGTGTTCGTGTTGCGAACCTTATGTAATACAAACTACATATGTTATCAAAAGGGAACCTACGGGTTCCCTTTTTTTATTAGACATGATATAATAATACAAACTTTAGTACAACATGAATGGTAGATTGGATAAAGTGCAAATGACTGCAAAAATAATGCGTATGAAAGACGGATTACATAAACATCAATGGTATCCACATTGGGATGAAAACGAAAGAGCAGCAGCACAGATGATACTAAATAATGTACTGGACATATTAGACGAATACTGGAGCTGATGTTACAAAAGATACTACTCTTTGCTTCACCCATAGTATCTGCTGCAACAGTTGCTACAATTATTACAGTAAAGACTTGGAAGAAAAGAAGACCACCAAACATTAATATTACGTGGGATGATGATGACGATGATTATACAGGAGGTCCTGGCGAAGGTCCTTACTGGTGGTACACTAAATAATAGTAACTAGGAAGTAATCATGGCTGCTGAATGGTATAACGAGCAACCTAAAAATAGAAATTTTTTGATACCTGTAGGTTTTAAATTAGATCTACAGTTATTTCATGGTGTAGATTTTTTCTGTCAGTCCGCTTCCATACCAGATATATCCATGCCATTTGCTGAGGTACAAACACCTTTCAGAGGTGTGCCTATTGCTGCTAGTGGTGGAGTATCTTTTGGTGATCTATCTGTTCGTTTTATGATAGACGAAGAGTTAAAAAATTATTACTCTATTCATAATTGGATCAGAACTTATGGACTTGCTGATTCCAGAACTGCTGAAGGCACTCCAGATTTATATTCTAATGGTAGGTTATTTATTCTTACCTCTCATTCCAATGTAAATCACGTAGTAGAATTTACAAATTTATTTCCAGTAAGCTTGTCAGGAGTACCGTTTGATGCTACAGTAGGAGATATAGACTACCTACTTGCTGACGTTACGTTTAAGTATGAGAAGTACGATATACTTGATGAAAGAATGAGACCATTTGAATGAATTTTGAAACCCTTCGTAATAAATTTGAAAAACTAAGAACAGAGTGGACAGAAGATAGTCACGTAGATTTTCAATTTAAAAATAAACAATACAGTGCTGACCTAGGACAGATCGCACTTGACATTCCTTTCTGCCATAATAAATACTTAAACCACTATACCGATATATCTCAGATTAAAACCTCACTTGAATTTGAAGTTCGCAAACTTGTAAAAGAAAAGCGTGAGTACTATGGAGGAGAAGCTGACGCAAGAGTATATGCCGAAAAACCTTTTGGCAATAGTATCAAGACATCTGAAAAGATGAAAGTATATCTAGAGTCTGATGATGAAATCATTAACCTAGAAGCGAAAATTAAATACCTAGATCAAATGCTTTACTGGTTAGATCAGGTAATGAAACAAATATCAAACAGAGGATTCCAAGTCAAGAGTGCTATTGAGTGGGAGAAATTTATCAATGGACAGTAATGACACACCTCCTAGTCAAAAAGAAGAATGAAGTATACGTTACTGTTCATTCTCCAGAAGAATACGTTCATAGAGAATTAGCAGATTACTTTACGTTTGAAGTTCCCGAAGCAAAATATTTAAAAAAGAATCCTAGGTATAGACACTGGGATGGTACTATACAATTATATTCACCCGCTACTGGTGCATTGTATCATGGTCTAACAGAACATCTTCATACATGGGCACATGAAAAACAATACCAGATAGAGTATGAGACTAGTGAATGGTATGGTGATATACATGAAGAGAATAAGTTTGTATCACCAGCAGGTGTTAAAACCTTTATGGATAAGGTTTGCAATATAAAACCTCGTGTCTACCAGTACAAGGCAGTCTACGAGGCTATAAAAAATAATCGTAAGTTGTTACTTTCTCCTACGGGATCTGGGAAATCTTTGATGATCTACTCCATAGTCAGATACTATGCTGCCACCGCAAAGAAGATACTTATAGTCGTCCCAACTACATCCCTCGTTGAGCAGATGGTCAATGATTTTATTTCTTACGGGTGGAATGCTGACGACTTTGTTCATAAGATTTATGGTGGTAAGGACAAGAATACAGATAAAGATATTATTATATCTACTTGGCAATCTATTTACAAGTTTCCCAAAAGATATTTTGATGACATAGATTGTGTCATTGGTGATGAAGCACATCTATTCAAGAGTAAATCACTGACTGGCATCATGACTAAGTTGCATAATGCTAAGTATAGATTTGGATTTACTGGTACACTAGACGGATCTAAGACTCATAAGTGGGTGTTAGAAGGTCTGTTCGGATCTTGCGATCAAGTAACTAAGACAGATGATCTTATCAAGTCAGGTTACCTATCTAAATTTAGGATTAAAATACTACTGTGTAAACACTCCTCTCAACATTTTGAAACATATCATGATGAGATAGATTATTTGGTTGAGCATCGTGGTCGTAATAACCTTATTAAAAATTTAGTTAAAGACCTAGAAGGTAACACTCTAGTACTATTTAACTACGTTGAAAAGCATGGAGAACCTTTATACGATCTAATAAATAGTAATGTCAAAGAAGATAGAAAAGTTTTCTTTGTTCATGGTGGGACTGAAGTAGTAGACCGTGAAGAAGTTCGTTTGATTACAGAGGAGGAAGATAATGCAGTCATTGTTGCCAGTTACGGCACATTCTCAACTGGAATTAACATTAAACGTCTTCATAACATCATCTTTGCATCGCCATCTAAATCCCGCATCCGAAACCTACAATCAATCGGTAGGGTCTTACGTAAGGGAGAGGGAAAGAGTATAGCAACACTGTATGATATCGCTGATGATATCGGAGGTCAGAATTATACCATAAAACATCTCAATGAAAGGGTAACTATATACAACGAAGAGAATTTTAAGTATGAGGTCATTAAGATAAATTTAAAAGCAAGTTAATGGAAGAAGATTTTATCGCTACAATTAAACTTACTACTGGAGAGGAACTTATATCAAAAGTTTCTTACATGCCTGACGATGATAGTCTAGTACTTGATAGTCCTATGGAAGTTAATAAGATAGATGTTTCTAACAAAAATATTAAGATCGGAGGTTTTTCTTTAACTGAGTGGATTACTTCTACTTTTGATCATACGTTTGTTCTTCCTAAAAAACATATTATTACAATGACTGAAGTTGAAGACGATAATATAAAAAATTTTTATAACATTTCTGTACAAAGACAACAGATTGAATTAAGTCAATTTAAACAATCTGCTAATCCTCAGCAGTTTACACGAGATATGGGTCGTTTAGGTTCCGTGAATAAAACTAAAGAGACTCTAGAAAAATTATATAAAAGAAGCTAGACCCCCCTTTAACCCTTGACAGAGTTAGTCTACTGCTTTTTTAAACACTTGTCAACCCCCCCTTGACAATTGTGTTCATTTCCCCTACAATAAGGATAACAGAAATGCCTAGAATGAGAAAGAAGACAGAATATTATGTCAATAACAAAGAGTTTCTAGCAGCAATTACTGTCTATCGTAATTCTGTCTTAAAGGCACGTGACGATGGAGCAGCAAGACCTCGTGTTCCTAATTACATAGGAGAATGTTTCTTGAAGATTGCTACACACTTATCATATAAACCAAACTTTGTAAACTATATGTTTCGTGAGGATATGATATGTGATGGTATAGAGAATTGTTTACAATACATAGATAATTTCAATCCAGAAAAATCCTCCAACCCATTTGCTTACTTTACGCAAATTATATACTATGCTTTTCTCAGACGTATTCAGAAAGAGAAAAAGCAAATGGAAATTAAAAATAAAATTCTTGAGAAGTCAGGTTATGATGAGGTAATGCATACTGATTCATATACTGGTGACATGCAAGGAATGAATGCTTCCTCATCTGATATGGGAAGTATTAAAGAGAACATAGAAATCAAAATGAATCGCTAATGAATCCTGACGAGAATCCATTCTGGGGTGAACCTACTCCCACTGATCTCTGGGAAGATATGAAAAAACTAGATGACTTATATGCAGAACTTGGATGGGATCATGTAGATTATCTAGAGTTTGCAATTGAAGGAAATCATATTACTATAAGAAATAGATCTAGGGAAGGAAGATGAAAATAATTGATGATTTTTTGAGTGATCATGAATGGCAGAGAGTTAAGAAGTCTATGACTTCTGCTAACTTTTCTTGGAACATAGCTAGTATTGTTTATCCAGATGAACGTGAGTGTGATGAACTTGATAATATTCAATTTGTTCATTTATTTTTTGACGCTAATGATATTAAAGGAATACAAGAAAATCCTATTCTAAAATTTTTTACTAATAAGATAAAACCATTTAGTGTTATGAGGATCAAAGCTAATGTTCATTCTAGAACTCATAAGATCATTGAGCATGGACTTCATATGGATTTTGAACACCCAGAAATGGAAACTGCTATCTACTATGTGAATACCAATAATGGATACACTAAGTTTGAAGATGGAACCAAAGTTGAGAGTGTTGCTAACCGTATGGTATTATTTCCTTCTGTGACTAAGCATGGTGGAACCACATGCACTGATGATAGATATAGAATGGTAATTAATTTTAATTGGTTCCCCAATATTTCTGATCAGTTTTCACTGGAGCAGAAACAAAAAGGAGTTTATGGTTCTTCCGCACCTATTTTAAAATGAATAAAGAAAAATTAAAAGAAATTATAACAAAACTCAAGGACATAACCGCCGAGTTGGAATCTGAAGTCTATTCAGATCTAGAAGCATATAAAACATATGGAGGAAGCACCCTTACATATGATGACATAAGCGATACTGATGAACTCTGTGATTGAAATACAATTAGCTGTTGTCAAAAAGATGAGAGAATG